ATGGAGCAGCTTGCATCAAAGCACCATAAAGATAGATGTCAGGTGCAGCAGTCAAAAGCCAGTTTGTCGTGTTGCTGTCAGATAACTTACTCAGCTTCGCGTAGTAAACCAGCTCTGCCGTGTAAGAAGAATCAGCAATCGGCACAGTCCTGATCTGACCACCAACAATCGAAAAGAACTGAGGCTTGCCAGAAGATGTGTAGCGAGTGCTTAGATCATCCAACGAGTCAATCGTCTCAAAGCCAACTGGCGTGATTGGATTGGTCTGCAACTTCAGAGAACGAGCCTCAAGGAAGTCGGCTGGAACAGCACTATATTCAGAATCAATGGTTGCGGTAGCCCTGACAATCATCTGACGGGTACGCAGTCGGCGCTCGACCTGCGCTTCAGCCAATGAAATAAAGTCAGGCACAGCAGAAGTCAGGTCTGAACGATTCAGCCAATCTGCTACCGATGTCTTTAATTCCGAATATGTGCTGAGTGCCATCAACTTGCCTCTTTAGCTTTCTCCAAGTCACGCATCACCCAAGTGTGATCGTGCTTGAATTCAAAAGTGCCAATATGACCGATCTCTTTCGAGAGGTCATGGTCTATGTAGATTTTAAAGCCAGCAGCACGCGCTTTGCGACAGAAGAAAACATCCTCACCAATATAGCCACGCTTATCGGTGCGCCACGGTGTCTCAAACCAAGGTTCGCTCAAAGACTCAAACACCTTGCGTGAGATCAGCATGACACCCATGCCAATAGACTGCACTTCTTCCAAGCCAGTTGACTCAGGCATCGAGTAGACCAGCTCTGAGTTCATGCCCCTAGCAGTTGGACCTGTCGGCATACGCCTACGCGCACAGTTGGTTGCCACGATGTCCTCGTTGTGAGCCAACAAACGACCAATCATGTCCTGCGGGAATGTCATGTCTGAATCGACAAACAGCACATGAGTGCAGTTTTCACGCATTGCTTCAAGGCACAAGTCAGCACGCTGGTTCTGAATCAATGTTCCCTGATTGATCTTCAAGGCAACAGCGTCAGGTGTGTTGATCGTGTGATACGCGACCATGTTGACCAAGCAAAAGGTGTAGTTAGCGTGAACCATGTCACGCGCTGGCGTACAAACCGCAATGTAGTTGACTTCTTGCTCTGTCATACATTGCCCTCTTTAACTCTGAAAAAACGGTTCTCGGAATCGTTTAACCAGCGCTTCATGTAGGCTTCATCATCCAGCTTGCCTTCAGCCTTCAGCTTGTAATAGATTGAAAGCGGGATACGGGCAACATGATGCCATTCACCCTTCCAACCTGTATTGCCAGACTGTGTCTGGTCAATCTTATTCATCTCAATGATTGGTGCTACATCTTGCAGCGTCTCAATCGTTGCTTCATCTTTTTCGGCATCGTAGTGCCAGACTTTTGTGATGCCTGTGACATCATCTTTATCAAATAGTTTCTTTTCGTTCATGTAAAAAAGGGGAGAGATTTCTCTCTCCCCTCTCCTTGGTTTGATTAAGAAGTAATCAAGTCAGCGGCAATGCCGTGAGCGTTTTCAGCGGTCACTTTCAGACCCCATTCAACGATCAACATACGCTTCTCAGCGTCACCAGTCTTAGCCAACTCAACTTGTTGGTAAGGACGCAAAGTCATCAACTTAGCGTAATCAGGGTCGATCACCCAAGCGTCACGCTCGCGCTGGAAGCGGTTAGCGATGACCTGCACATTGCCGAAGTCTGAAACATAGATGTCAACAGCGCCGACCAATGTTGCTGGCTTTGCGCCACCATCAATGTTGAAGCGTGAAGAAGCGATGCCAGAGAAACCAGAAACGCGCTGCTTGTTGACAGGACCTGTCATCAAGATTTTTGGTGTACCACCAGCAGCCCACACCTTTTGAATCACATTCTTCAAGATGGTTTCGGTGAAGGTACGCACATTGCCGTCTGTACGAGCAGAGTTAGGCAAAGTGGTGTAGTCGGGGTTAGCACCGTTGGTTTGCATATCGTAGTTAGTCTTAACGAATGCGCCCAACGAGGCAGTACCACGAGCAGTTGTGGTGTTACCAGCAGCAGCGATTGCACCATTCAACATGGTGAATTCTTGGTCACGCTTCAACTCAGCGCCACGCTTTGCGATTTGGTAAGCCAATTCGCTACGGCGACCAGCTTTGTTCACCACTTCTTCAGTAGCTGACAAAACGATGGTCTTGCGGCTGATCTGAGCGTAGTTTTGCATACGCACAGTTGCAGTCACAGCGTCAAACGATGTCACATCATCGCCTTCCAACTGCTTGTTAGCAGCGGCAGCAGCCAATGTGTCAGTCTGCCACTCGTACAAAGAGTTGCTGATCGACTCGCGACCGATGTTGCTCATGAAGGGAGTTTCTTCAGGAGCGATGTTTGTGATGACATTTGACAGGTCTTCACGGATGCCTTTGGCATCAAAGGTGGTAAAGGTGTTAGTTACGATAGCCATTTAAGTGCCTCATTTCAAAAGAAGTGCAATTGCGGAAGCCGCGTCATCAACGCGACCAGTTTTTGCAAGACGCTGTTTTGCGCGTGTAGCTTCACTTGTTGGAGAGACTCGACCTGCTGCACTAGGCTTGGCTGGTCGAGGACCATTGTTCACAACTGGTTTGATCTGTCCACGCTTGGACATCATCTGGTCGTACAACGCTGCTTTACGCAGAGTCAAAACGGCACGATGGTCAAACACATTCTTGAGTTCTTCTTCTGAGTAACCGACCTTTTGACCGAACTCAATCAACATGGCTTTTTCTGCTTTAGCCTTCTTGGAATCTTTCCATTCAGGTATCGCAGCGACTAATGCCTCTTGCTCTTGAGCAAGTTTGGCTTTCATCTCTTCCATGCGTTGTTGCTGTGTCAATTGAGAAAGTCGCTGCTGTTCAGACTGAATGGCTGCGAGTTTTTCCTGCTTGTCACGCAACAACTCTCGCTGACGAACCCACTCGATAGGGTCTTCGTTATAAAGACGCTCCAAATCGACTTGTGGCTCGGCAGCAGACTCAAGCTGCTGTTGCAATGCTCCCAACAATTGAGCGTACTGTTCACGCTCGGCACGAATCGCAGCAGCTTCAGCTTCAACCGCTTTACGGGTTTCAGCGATCTGTTGCGTCTTTCGTGTGTAGTCCTGAGTCCTTGAATAACCCTTCTGAAGCTCGTCCAGCGTCACCTCAATCTCTTTACCGTCAACCTTGACGGTGTAGACCTGTGGCTGTTCCTCTTCATCAGATTCTTCATCTTCTTCGGACTGTTCCTCATTGGTTTCTTCATTAGACTCTTCGTCTTGCGTTTCTAATGATTCTTCCTCTGAAGCCGCAACTTCTGGCTCATCGCCATCAGTTAACTGCGTCTCTTCCTCTGCTGGCTGTTCTCCATCAATAGGCAGCAACATTTGGTCGAGAACACCGACTGCATCAGTCAATGTCATTGGTCCTGTTTGGACGCTTCCCGAAGGATTGGCGGTATTTCCTTGCATTTCCAAGATTCCTTATTGTGATTTCTGAGCGCGGTCAATGTTTCTTTGAGCCACTTTGCCGTTGTCCATGATCTTGTTGATCTGTAAACGGAACTGCTCAATGGCTTGAACCATGTGCCACGCACTCTCTCTTTTCACGCTGTCCTCTGGCTTCGTACTCTTCCAAAGCCAAACGGCATCGTTCTCCATTTGCAGCAAAGCTGCTGAGAAGGCTTCGTCCTGTATCAGACTCTCAGCCTTCTTCCCTTTTCTTACGGCTTCTTCATTACTCACTTAATAGACCATTCCTTGTGGGTTGATGGGTGGCTGTGCCGCTTGAACCGCTTGCATCACTTGCGCTTGCAACTGTCCTTGCTGCTTCACAGCCTCTCTGTCCACAGCTTGCATCGCCACAATCTGTGCCGAGTCAATCTGTGTTTGATACTTTAACTCAAGCTCGTACTTCTTGAGTAAGTAGTCCTGATTCAGTTGATCTCTACGATAGTCATCATCCCGAATCATCTTCTCGCGCTGCAACTCCAGTTCAGCAGCCTTCTTCTGAATGTCAGCCTTGATCGACTCAGCCTGAACCTGCGCCAGCACTTCTTCAGGTGTTGGCTTTGGCTGGCTTTGTGGTGGCTGCCAGTTGTCAGGAATGTCGCTGAAGTAAGCCGAAGCGTCCTTCATGCCAGACAGCTCAACAATCTTGCGTAAAGTACGCACATACTGTTGTGCAGAAACAACAGGATTGGTTAAGCCGTATTGGTTCAGAATAGCTTCTTGCTTGGCAGCGATCTGCGTCAAGGTGGCAATCTTCTCGTTCACATCGCCATTGCCCAAGGCAATATTGACCGTGACATCCATCGAGTTGTCCCAAGCGCGAGGGTCGATCTGCACCCACTCGTTACGCAGACGAATCATGCGAGGCTTGTCCTGATGAGTCGTGACCAAGAACAGGATGGTCTTAAACAACTGCTTCATGCCTTCAGCCATCAGACGGGCTGTCAGCTCAATGCGACCTTGAGACGCAGAGATTGTGGCGTTCACAGCCGCTTTGGTAGCCGACT